TAGTGCTGTAAAATAATATTCTTCATTTCAATATTCCCACATATTATTCGGACTATTTAGCATAAGGTCTAACTTACGTTTAGTCAACCAATGATCAGCAGCAGAGAGTTGAACATGAATAAACTTTGTGTTTTCATTTCTTGGGTCGTTAATCATCCGTCCATGACCGGGAGCTGGAGCGATTGGAATTTTATCTCCATGAAAATAAATCTGATTATTCCAATCAGTAGAAAGTTCTGTAAACTTTATGCCATCAGCAAATAGGTTTGCATGCATATAGTTCTGATCAAGACAATAAAATCTACCATGTCCTCTTTGAGAAAGTTTTTTAATATACTCTTTGATTGAAATAAAGTTCTTTCTTGCTGCCAAGATACCTTCTCTTGTAACTAAAACAACTCCAGCATTATAAACCTTTAGCAGATTATCTTTAGTTCTTGGTAGAGAAATATTCCAAATCTCTTTTAAATCTTTTGCCCAGCGTTCATCATTGTTCTTACCAATTCTCCCTTTGGCATTCTTTGCTCGTTTCTTTGGAGTTGTCGGCTCTTCACTTACAGCAAAATGCTCAAATTCAGTATCAAAGATATTCTCAGAAAAATCATCTTTACAGTAAACATCCAAATCTAAAATAGCAACTTTGTCATACTCAAGAAATCTATCGTCAAATAGAAAGTTCAGCCACTCATAGTAGATTGGCATACCGCCATGCCGGACAGCTAATTTTGGATCATGATCGAACCAATATTCAGCGCCGATACGTTCAGCGTATCCTTTCATATTGTCTCGACCCAATACTGTTCCAGGAAGAATATTTCCTTCCCAGACTTGATAAATGAGATTTTTCATTTAGACTTCCTTGTAAATACATCCATTACTTATTCCTCTGTATAAGTGATGTGATTTATATCCATTTACTTTACCATAAAGAACAATATCTTTAAAGTCAAAATACATTAGTGCCATATGAAAAAATCCAGAATCACAGCCAACATGCTTTTCAGCTTTAGACATTGCATATGCAACATGCTTCAACGAATTTCTGAGTAAAGAATTCTCACTCTCGCCGCCTACAACTAGAACTTTATATCCCTTTGATTGATATTCAGATAGAATCTGACTTTTGACGATAGGCGACAGCGTTCTACCAGCATCTGTAGAGTCCCACTGAGTTGTAATAAACTTCTTTGGTAAATCTAAATCGACCTTTTCAGCATCAAGCATCAAAGGTGTTTTGAGGTAATCAGAGATTTCTAAAGGTACTACTGTTTCATTAGGATGCATTTTGATTGTATCTTTGTAATAAAAGATTTCTGCATCATAGCCTTTTGATTTAAGATATCCTAACCACTGATCTTCTGTCAAGTTCTCTACAGGATGTGGTTGAACCTGCAAAGCACCTTTTGGAAATAGACTAATAATCTCTGCCCAAGACTTTTTCTTTTTGTCGCTTTTTACACCACCAGCAACGCTCCATTTATCATCAGTAAGGTGGATAGTAACTGGAGTATTGTGCTTACGACTATACTGATAAGCTACATACGCACCGTGTAGTCTATCACCAAGTCCTGGTGCAGTATAAGGCCTATCACCTTTTCGAATACTTTTTGATCTTAGTGCAATGTGTTTCATATCTCATGACTCTTCTGTTCTGTGCGTTCGCTGCCATAAAATACATCAATTTCTTTTTTAATTTTATGACGAATATCATTTAATTGACATGTCAAAGTGCTAAGATCACTGTATTCAGCAGTGTACCGCTCACTATCTCTACGCTTTTTATCTTCGATAGCCCAAAGCATAAAATGTAGTTCAGTAAGAAGTCTTTCCCAATACTCAAGCATATCATAATTTTCAAAGATATACTCTTCTAATTCTGCTGCAACATCTAGACCTTTAGCTTCTTTTACTTTTAGAATTGTATATCGGTCAAGATACTCGCCATAACTTACCCAAACCTTTTCCATCAATCACGCCTTTCAATGTCATCTTCGACACATTTTTGTCCATATTGAATTTCAATAATATGAGCAGGCACACTGCCAGTATTAGTTGCTTTATGCCAAGTTCTTGCTGTAATTACTTTAGTCGTATGAGAATTTAGCACAAAAGTAGTTTTTGTATGTGGATCAAGTACCTCTGTTTCGATTTCAACTCTTCCTTTTACAACATACCAATGTTCTGATCTATAGAAGTGTCTTTGATCACTCAGAGACTCACCGGGATTAATCACAAGCTCTTTTACTTTTACTGTACCCTTGTCATCAAGAACACGCCAGTAGCCCCAATCACGTTCTGTCTTCTGAGTTTTCCAACTATCAAGAATCCAACTTGAAGAATTTTTTTTGTTCGTACCACCTACACCATATAAAAATTCTACTTTAGGATCATCTTTGAACGCTTCCATTTCAGGTGTATTCTCTGAAGTTCTATCTCCACCATTTACAAAAACAATTTTGTCAGCAGAGCCAAAGAAATCTTTTGCCTTTTCAATAGCATTAATAGCAGTATCATCAGAGTCATCAAAGTCCATAACCATAGCAACTTTTCTGAACTGACGGAGTACTTCTGCTCGCTCATTAAAAGACATAAATGGTCTGCCCTTTTTTCTAGACAGCCATTCATCAGAATTAAGTCCGATCACAACTCGGCCAATGTCTGAAGCTTCTTTGATAACATCAATATGACCAGAATGAATAGGATCAAATCCACCCGTAAATACTACAATAATATCACTCATTAAATTTGCCTCATAAGTTCTTCGACATTCTCACCACGATCAGGTAACTTATCTTTCAAAAAGAAGTGTACAAAATGGCACTCTGAAATTTTAGTGTTAGCTGTAAACAGTCCATTCCATTTCCAGTCCATATGCTTAACGTTCACACTACGGGACTTCATAAAGTAGTTTAGTAATGTCTGATCAGTAGACCATTTCCATGCACCAACACCGTCCACAAATGGCTCAAACTCTACCTTAGCCATCCAATCTTTTGCAGGCATGTTGACATACTCGTAAAAGGATTGATTCAGCAGCATAAGTCCCATGTTATAAAACTCATAGCCCAAATTATTTGGTTTAAAATCTAGTCCACGTTTACCATGCAAATTGTGATACTGCATATTTGAGTAGTTACGAATCTTTGCAGCATATTTCTTATTGATGGGCATTTCACGTTCACAGACTGCACCGAATGGATGGTCTGTACCAAAATCATCAAAGATATTTGCACTGTCTGGTCTAATGTAAATATCAGAATCAATCACAGCAATCTGATCATACTTTGGTAAAAGATCAAATGCATTTTCTTTTTCGTAAATAGGCAAGTAGCCCAGTCGAGAAGCACCATCAGAACGATTAGATGTAAATGGATTTGGATTAATTCTCAGTTTAGGTTTAGTCAAAACATAATGTTCAATATCATGCTTGTCACAATATTCTGAAACTGAATTAATACAGTGCTTGTAGAGTTTAGATGGTTTACCTACTGAAACCTGATAGATTAATCTTTTCATCTTAAACGGTGCCCAATGTTAATGTCTCTGACAGCTTCGATCAATCGCAACCGCTCTCCCTCACACTCTGCAAAATTCACAAACTCTGAAGTATCTTTGGGCAAACAATGACCACCCCAACCAAATCTACCATCATATCCTGGCACTTGATTGTGAGAATGTCCGATACGTTCATCTAGACCTAGAGCATAGACGGTAGAATCATAGTCAAGTTCTGGATGCGCTTTCTGCATCAGATTATAAAGATCATTGAAGAAAGTTACACGCATAGCAAGAAAAGAATTTTCTGCATACTTGACATAGCCAGCTTCTACAATATCAAGAAATGCTTCTTCTTTAATGTCAATACACTCTGCAAAGACATTTGCCCAACCTTCAGCCTGACTAATCTCACCACCAATGATCATTTTAGTTTCACCAAGAAAGTCTTCTACAGAACTACGTCCACGCAGAAACTCGGGCGAGAAACAAACATTAGGGTAGTTTTCTTTGAAGAACTGAAGTGTATCAATACCTGTAGTGGACTTGATTAGAATTGGCTTGTCTTTACCAATAGCTTCTACTGTCTCAAGTACAATAGTGGTATCACAGTCTCCCTTTTCATCTTCAGGTGTTGGTACACAGACTACAGCAGCATCACAAGACTCCATAACATCAACCAAAGAGTTATTGTACTCTTCATATGCAGGGTCTACGATATCATAATCAATCTTGTCGGATTGATCAAATGCAGCAACCATTGCTTTACCAACAAAGCCATATCCAACTACACAAACTTTCATATTATTCTCCAAAAAAATTCACATAAAAATCTCTGAATTTAGAAATCTTTTCTTTTGCAATTTGTACATTCTGATCTATATATCTTTTATCTTTAAACATGTCAACAGAAACTTTTGGTAAAAGATGATCGTAGTTTAAGTTAGAACTTTTTTTCCAATTAGTTAATATAGTCGGTGTGCCTAAAGAAATACCAACTGATTGACATAATCCATTATATCCAAACGCAAATTCACTAGTGGCCAAATGATAATAAAGCTCTCTTATTGGTGTTCTATATTCAACTTCAATAACATTATAATCTAACATTTTCAGATTTTCTTTGATTTTATTCCATTCGGTGTAGCTATATAATTCGTCGGTCTCTCTACCATCAGTAACCCATATAACATCATTTGATGTTCCCATCATTGAATGCACAAATGTTGTTTTCCAAAATACAATTTTTTTAGGGTCTCTATCTAAATGATTTTTTAGTGGCCAAAGAAGAGAGCGTTTATCCACACCCTTTACTTTTACAATCTCATTGATGCTAATACAATCATCATTAAACTGCTTTTTTCTTTTTAAGTATTCATCAAAATCATCAATTATTATATGATTAAATTTAACACTTACTTTTGATTTTAGTTCTATCATTGAATGTAAATAGTTAAATTTATCCAAGAAAGATTCAGTCTCATCCCAATTATTAAAATAAAAGTTATTATCTACATAATGGCTTGACCAAAAGACATCAACAAATAAGTCCATTTCATTATATCTTGCGAGATAATAACTATAGGAAAGAACCCCAATCGCTTCAAAGTAGCTTGCCTCACAGAGAGACACTTCAATTTTATTTGAATTTACGATAATCATTTAAATCAAAGTCCGTGCCATGCATCTTATACAAGTCTCTTTCATGATTTGTGTAAACAAGTACTTCTGGATCATCAATCAAAAAATCGCAACCTTTACAAAAGTCAGGATAATTTCCTGTAGTATGTTGCTTCCTTAGCTGCTCGTATGCGTGACCATTCCAGATTTCTTCTGCTGTATTATCCGACATATGTCCAAGGATGGCGTCATCATCTCTACCGAGAACCTGACAACAAGGATGTACAGCGCCCCATTTACCAACAGCGCCGCCTGCTCGGATAACTAAGTCTGGGGAGAATGGTCTACCACAAGTTTTTACTTTACCCTCTCGACCATACTCTGGCTCATATACGCCTGACCAGTTATGCATCTTCCAGATTTCAGTCTTCACTCCAGCATTATCAACGATCTTGCGATATTGCTCGACTTCATAATCAACATTGTCATTATCCATAACAAGATGATATGTCGCAACGGTACAGTCTGAACCTGAGTCTTCAACATATCTCTGCATAGCTTCAAGATTATTAATAACTTTTGTAAACTCTTTTGAATTCATCCATGCCCAATAAGTCTCAGGGCTGTAGCCAATAATTGAGAAGCGAAAGAAGTCTGACCCAGCGTCTACAACTCGTTTCATGAAGTCGCCATGCATGCGATTACCGTTAGAGAACATAAAAGCCTTTGCTCCATGTCTCTTCACAATTCTTACATATTCATCAAGGTTACTATTGAGGGTGGGTTCACCACTGCCCTCAAGGTTAACAACTCGCAGTCCATTATTAACCAACTGATCAATAATACTTTCAAACCTACCCAAAGACATCTTCTTCAGCCAGTTTTTACCTCTGCCGCCTGGTTGAGACTGTGGACACATCTGACATGAATAATTACAGCCACCATTAATTTCAATGACAGCACGATCAACTAGCATTATTATGATCTCCTAATGCAATTCTAGCATTATCAATTAAACAATCAAAATACAAATCATTTGTAATTTCTTGTATGGTTGGATTGCAATGATATTCTTTTGGATTTGATAGTTTTAAATGTTCTTCAGTGTAATATTTTGTATTTAATAGTGATATAAACGGCACATTTAAACTTGTGCAGAGATTGTGATACATTCCTCCATATCCAATACAAAACTCGGAAGTAGAAAGATGATAGTAAACTTCTCTGATAGGAGTTCTATATTCCAATTCAACTACATCAAATCTCAAATTTAAGTATTCGTAAAGTTTGCACCACTCTTCTTGTGTGTATATATGATGTTTACCGTAGACTTCATGAGCCATCACATCTTTTCTTATGTACGAAAGATTGTTTTTATCGTATCGCCAAAAACATATTTTATTCTTCTTTTTTGCAGTAAAAGTTTTAAACTGTAAAGGAATATTTGTATTGTGAATTACATTTTCTTTGGCTTTTTTTACTTCTGAAGATTTATAGTATGATATAGAATGATTAATCTGCAATTTACAGTTCATATCAAGCATATTTAATAAGTATCTTGTTTTTTCTTCCCAAGACTCAACATCTTCAAAATGATTATATTTCTTCACGGACGAATCCAATAAAAAAATATTAATAATCATTGAATCTGAAAAGTCTTGGGAATATTTGTAAAATACTGTGTTACAAATTTGTCTTATCAAAGTGCCCATAATCATTCTAGAGGGCAAGTTAATAACATTCATATTACTTTAGTGCATTGTATTGCCAGATTACGTCTTCCAATTGATCTTTCCAATTGTCTCTATGCTCAACAAACACTTGCGGCTCATAATGATCCACAGACATAATAGTGACAAGCTGAGTAATAGGAATGCCTGTGCGTTCTTCCCACATAATTGCATATGCAGATTCCTGCATAAAATAGTTTGTAATCTTGTCTTTAGTCTTATGACGCTTTGATGTTTTGAAATCAATTACAGAAAGCTGTCCATCAAATTCAGCAATGCAATCAACTCGACCAGCGACACCAAGGCTATGACTATAAAGAGGTACTTCTTGCGCATAGATTTTTCCAATACGGCTATCAAGAATAGGCTGAACATCTTTAAAAGAATTTACAATATGAGGCATATAGCCTTTTGCATAGTTTGGATCATTGTTTAAATACTTTTCAATAATCGCATGTACGTCGGTACCACGACCAGCAGCCTGTCTTGAAATTTTATTAGCTTCTTCTTCACCCACACGCTTTCGCCATTCCATAATCGCTTTACGAGTGAGAATAGAAAGTACAGTTGTAATAGACGGATACGCTTTACCGTCAGGTGTAAGATACTTTCGACCAGTCTCTTTTGTTTCAGATTCTAGATCATTGTATCCAATATCAAAGTCAACATGTTCAAAAATTTTACGTTGCATAACCTACAGTCTCTCTAACAATATCATTATGGTTAAACTCTGCCCAATATACCTCAAAAGCCACGCAGTCTTCAAGACATTCAAACTGGTGATAGACACCAGGCTTTACCTTAGTCCATTCACCGGGACCGACAATAGTTTCATCTACTAGATCATAGTCGTTTTGCCAAACACGGATAAGCAGATAACCAGACTCTACATAAAAGCCGTTCCACTTAAACTCATGTTTATGCTTGGAGCATACACCACCTTTCTTAGTTGTGATGCGATGAAACTCTAAAGCACCATTGGCCTCAATCAGTTCGGTTGAGCCCCATACTTTACCTGCAATCATTTTATTATCCTATACTGTCTTTCAATACAAAAATCATTATAGTCACAGAAATATTCTAAAATAAACTGCGCTAAACCCTCAAGACTATCTATCTGAATGTTTAGCATAGATTTACCATTACTCATTTTACCTACTATACAGTCTTTATACCAAAATGTCAATGAATTTCCAAAGTTGTTTATCAGAGACGCAAACTCTAGTCTGAGTGTACTATGCTCATTAGCCAATTCATCATTCATAAACTTTGGTGTTAAAACATATTGGTAACAAGCCTCACCGTTTTGCCAGTCATTTGACTGCTCAAGTCGTATGTCTAGATTATTTACAATTTCAGCTTTATGAAAGTGTTGAGTAATATCACTGGTATTCGTACAAACAGCATCAGTATCAACAATGTATGCTTCTAATTCAATAGATGATAATATTTTGTTGAGAGTATACCTTTGTAAGCCAGTTTCAACATAATATTTTTCATTACGTCGAAATATTGTTATAGGCTCAGCAAACTTCTGAGTGTGTTCTGAGAGTTGCATAAACAACGAATATAGTGCTGATGCTCTTCTCCATATATGGTCTGTGTTCACCACTTCTAATTTTAGATTATCGCATGTCCAATTTTTATCTACAGTTGTTTTCCAAACTTTAACTGTAAATTGTCTATCTTTAAATTCCGGTGAGTCATGTAGAAATAGTCTCTTATTTTCTCCTATTTTATCTGCAATAGAAGAACTATGTAAAGTAGACATTTCATATTTGTCAAAAGTGCCCAACTTCGAATCTCTTATCCATTATGAAATCTGACACAGGAATATCACAAATTTTCCATAGAGCAAACTGAATAAATCCAAATTCATCTTTTATTTTGATCTTAACTTTTTTCTTTGCGTATTCATTAGGTATTAAACACAAGTAAGTATCATCATCTGTATAAAAATACCACTCTTCACCAAATTCCATAAAGAGACCAATAAAATCTAAGACATTTTCAGAATGCTCTTTCATAATTTCGTCTCTACTTGGATCATATGCAGAGGATAACATTAAATGAGATTTAAAAAATTCTGCATGACTTCTATTGACTAATCTAAAAATGAATTGATCCTCAAATGTTGTCCAGTTCCAATTCACTTCACCAATTTGGTCTTCTATTTTTTTAGCTGCGGCTGCGCCAAGTGAATATACAATAGCATCAATTTTTCCACCCATAATTTTCGTATAGTAATATCTTTGTTGTCCTAAACAGACATGAAAGTTATTTTTAGGCTCATCATAAAGTATTATTGTAGGATCATTGAATTTACCATATTTTAAGATAGCATCATGCAAAGAATATAAAGTAGCTATTTTACGAATAATTGCAGAAAGCACTCTGCTATATTCCAACTTAAAATTAAACACATGTTGTAATGCAGACTCGGTATCCATATTAACACGATCAATAGGAAAGTTTTCTTTATATCCTATAACATGATTGTAAATATCAGAAGTTGCGTCACTTGATTTTTCAGTAAGTGGTCGATAAGGAAGATCACTATTTTCATGCAGTAGCTTTTTATGCGTTTCTGTTGCAGAGGGAGTTAATACAAATGAATCCCAATTGACACGAATCATGTCTCTATAATCCACGTCATCAACATACTCATGATGCTTTCCCATAATCATAAAATTTTTTATTCCTAAAATCAGTAATACCAAAAAAGTAGTCTAGTACAAATTGCATTAAGCCAAGTTTATATGTTTCGCCAGGATACAGATTCACTCTATATATGTCTTTGCTTCTGCTGGGAGATTGAAACATAAAACTATCACCACAATAAAAATGAAGTTGTGGCATATCTTTTAATGACTCAATAAATTCTAAAAGATCATGCAAATACTGATAGTTAAAATCTTCATAGACTGTCGGTACTGGATTAAATCTATAAAAGTTTTTTATATTATTCTCAAAGTATACTTCAAAAGGATAAGGCTCAGAAAGATCAAGGTCTTTAGGCTCAAAGCCATGAAGATAAAAAATATTTGCTTGTATCTTTACATCTTCTAAGCATCTGAACAACAAACATCTATGTGTTCCTGCTATAATTTCATATGTATCAAAGCCATCAAAAAACAGAGTGATAGGATTTTCAAATTTGCCGTCTCTGAGATAATTCTCACACACAACATAAGTTGTAGAAAAGTATCGCATATGAGTTAAGTAAGTATCTCTATATTTTATAGGATCATTACTAGGGCTATCATATGAAAATTTTATATCTTTAGGTAGTTCACTAATAGAGCCAGCACCATAGTTTCTATTTGCCAGCTGTGGCGTAAAATTATGTGCCGTTGCACGTTTGAAACCATCTTCTATAAGATCAGAATAGTCCTGTCGTAAAGATTGTTCTATCAGCTTATAAAAACCGACTCCATTAATTTTATCAAGGGGCTTGTCTTTATGCCCTTTAGCGTGTTCAATAGAGTTCATCTTCGATGTATTTTCGATACTTTTTCATGTACTTTTCGTTTTCTTCATCAAAATAACTTTTACCTGTCATTTTACCTTTAGTATCGACTGCCTCTTTGGACATCTTTTTGTGACGACCATTCTTTTTGTTCCGAGGATCAAACCGAGAAAACTTAGCCATTATTTTAGTACTTTCCTGTTTTGTGAGTAGTTTTAATATTATAGATTGGATTAATATATATGTCAATCATTATCTAATGTTCAACATTTCTTTTGTCATGATATAATCACGGACAAATCCAGAGCGGACAATATCTGCCCATCCAAATTCAACAATCTCAAAGTCTTTCATATGATCTACAATATTCATAAACTGTAGAACACCATTCTTTTCTTTGTCTTTGTCAAAGTCGGACTGATAGTAATCACCACAAGCAATCAGCCTACAGTTTCTACCAATACGGGTGACAACAGAATCTAGCTCATGAAAGTTTAAATTCTGCATCTCATCAATAATAACAACTGAGTTATTGAATGTAGTCCCTCGGATATATGAGGTAGTTTCGAACTGAATAGTACCTGTCTGCTTGAGTTTATTCCATGCGTCTGCTACACCAAAAAGCTCGCTACAGATAGATCGGTATGGTAAAGTAAATACATTTTCTTTTTCTTCTTTTGTGCCTGGCTGAAAGCCTTGCTCTCTTGTCGCTACAGCAGAGCGAATGAGTACAATATTATCATACTCAGTCTCCTTTTCTAGCACCTCTTCAAGAGCAAGATAAAGAGCCATAAACGTTTTACCTGTGCCGGCTGAGCCAGACAAAACAAGATTATTACCTTCTTCAAAAAGATTAAAGGCCTTTTCTTGATTTTTTGTAATTGGCTCAATTTCTGGAAGATCGTCCAGTCTCAGTTTCATTGCATTCATTTTTCGCACTTGCTTTTTGCTAGACATTAATTGAATTATCTTTCCCAGAAGCTCGTTTCACTTTTTTGAGTACATCTTGCCATTCACCACCTGCCATTCTATGAGCAGAATATCTACCTGACACAGTTGCTGGCATTTTAAATATCTGACTATACTCTGGATTTGCCTGCATGAATTTTTTAAACTCTTCATATGGCATCATGACTTCAAAGTATTCATCTTTTGAATCGTCTTTAATCGTGTATACTGGCATCTTTTGTATCTCTAAATTGAATTGCGAAAGAGTATCTGGGTTGATCATGTGTAAATGAAGTGCCTTTATGCCAAAGCTGCCCATTAAATACAACTAGCCTGTTTGGTATAGGCAGAACACCTACAATCTGATCATCAATTAGAATCTGTGTTTCTCCAGACATCATAAAATTATACTCAGCAATGTCTGGAAAATAAATTAGTGTATGCCCACTCATTCCATCAGTATGAAAATAAGTAGGGGTCTTTGGATCATACTTATTGTAAAGTGAAACTCTGTGACTATTTTGTACAATGTCTCTGAGAAAGTCATACTCTAGACAATAATCCATAATTGTCTGAGTTGATGGACCTGTAAACTCTTCAGCGGAGTTATATCCAGAAATATCAGAAAGAGGATCGTCAGGATGATCATTTGTGGGATGCCACTCTCTTGTCATCAGACGTTCATAGATAGCATGATGCTCCTCTTCGGGCAAAAAGTCATCAATAACAATTAAGTCTTTCATAATACCTCAAACAAAAAATGGTGCCGGTACCAAGATTCGAACTCGGGACCTGATGATTACAAATCAACTGCTCTACCAACTGAGCTATACCGGCAGTCTAGTATTACTTATCTTTTCCTTACATCACAGTGCAGAAGCCGAACGTATCAACTAGAATCTGCTCACCTTCTTCAGTGACCAGAATGTCACCAACGCTTAGAGAGTGCATTTCTGCATGCCGCTCAACCTGATCTTCTTTGTGACCAAGGTTGCTGATCATGTAAGCATCATCAACATTTTCAGCAGTAATCGTTGCCACATGCTCATAGTAACCTTCTACAAGACCATCATAGACCGCCTTCAGTGCGTTACCACCGTAGGTCATTGCTTCTTTCCAGACATTGTACCGAGGCACATCAAGATCAGCGTTGATAGCATCAATTTCATCATCGGTCAGAACGATTTGCATAATTTTGAACTTTTGCATCGAAGAACCTTTCTCTTTAACTTACATAATTAATATAAGCATTCTGAGGGGAAGGTCAAGTGATTTTATGCAAAAAATTCTAAATCAACAGTGACATAATCTACCATGCCTTCACCATCAAAAAATGGCAGTTCAACATCATCATACCTATCTTTAATAAGTGTAGATGCATCACCATCAATCTCTACTACAGCAGCATCATTCCATGTAGAAACTTTGACTGTCCAATCACCTGTCCAGATATTGGGCTCATCATCTTCTACCCAGTCCATGACAGCATTAAGAGTCAGTTGTGCATCAATACCCTCATCATCTTCTACAAGATACTTAATACCAGCTTGAGGTTCTTGAAGCCACTCGGCATCTGCATAGTATGTCATTACAGGAACTTCACTCTCTGTATCATCTTCTTTATCATTTGCCCAGAATTGATTATACAAAACCCAGCCACCAATAAAAAGTGTTGCAGTAAATCCAACTGCACCTAATCCAAGAAATAACATTATATTCTCCTAAAAATTGGCCCGCCCTTCAGGACTCGAACCTGAAACCTACGGTTTAGAAGACCGTTGCTCTATCCAGTTGAGCTAAGGGCGGATACTATATCTATTGACCAGATAACATAGTAACAACAATCATAACTGCCACTTTATCACCAATGTTGTATTTTTTGTCTACTACAGTACTACCATATTGGCCTTTCCACTGATAATAGATTGTGTAATTATCTACTACATTTTCTACTCTGTCAATATACTGAGTAGAACATTTTGTCTGTTTTTCATATCCAACAATCTCTGTGCGATCAGCACGACCAGCTTCTGCTGCAACTACACCACCGATAACAGCGCCAGCAGCAGCACCTTCATCTTTATCAGTGACTGCTTTACCAAACAAACCACCGATAACAGCACCTGCCAGAACATCTAAACCAGATGCGCCCTGACCTTGAACCTTGCCATACACCGGCACATTCTCTTCCCGGCATACTTGGCGAGGGCGGGATGTAGTAATCTCCCTATAGTTAGGGTTAACATTTGTAACAGTAGCATACACAGGGTCTTTAAAATATCCATCAAGAGTTACTGTGTCTGCTGCTGCCCTGATGGGAGTGGCCAGAGCAAGAGTTGCTCCGACCAATGCGGCGATAAAATATTTCATTAGTCTGCCTTTGTGTAGATTTCGTTTGCTTCGGTCAAAGATTCAACAGGACATACTTCATGTGTATGAAGACCACCTGCTGCATTTGCACCTACTGCTGCGCCTGCTCCAGCACCTATCATCGACATAGCAACATCACCATCAGACAAAATTGCAAGACCAATACTACCCGCAATTGCACCAAGTGTAGCATAGCCAGGGACTTGTGGAGAATAGTACACCACATCAGTACACTGATTCAAATTTGGATAAGTATTAACTGCACAACCAGAAAGTGCCAACATTGACACACCACCAATAATAACTGCTTTCATTTTTTAAGCTCCTACAAGAGTATAATAAATATCTTCCCAACCTTGAACACGCTGTTCAAAGTCTTCATGCCGATTATGCGGCAAATCAATCAAGAACGAATCAAGACCAAGCTCTTTGCCCAGTACAGCATTCTTGTACTTATCTTCTACCCAAACACAACCAGTATTTCGGTACTGCTCAAGTGCATCATCTTTGTCCGCGCCTGTATCAAGACAAACAAGCTCATCAATAACAGTCTCGCCAAACAGTGCTTGTAGGTTCTGTAGACGTGCTTTGTATGCATATTTGTTTAGAGATAGAGAAGTAATAACACGCAGAACATATCCACATTCTTCGTGCAACTTCTTAACATACTTAACTGCATCAAGGTGAGGTGTCAAGTAAGCAATTGCAGCAGAGTTGTTAAACTCACGAACTAGACCTTCTGCTGCTTCTTTATTGATAAAACCATACCGTTTCCAAATGGCATATCCAGTATCATCTTGTTCAGTATAACCACGTTCTGCCATAAACTCTTTAAAACCAAAGAGCCAGTCTACAAGAACGCCGTCACAATCAGCCAAGATTACCTTGTCGGCAAGATTACTTTTCATTTCTCATTATCCATGTTTCATTTATGTCTATATAGTATCACTTCTGATTCGTAGTGTAAAGTGATTTTTTGAAAAAAAGTGGCGAGAAAGATATATTCTCCCCCGCCACAGTAGCAACTGAATTATATATTATGATTTTTATTTTGTCAAGCTGCTAATTGCTCCTCTAATGCATTTATTGACTTTCCCAAGAAATCTCGTTTTAACTGTAGTTTTTTGACTACCTCTGTTCGACCCTGTTTATTCATTTTGTATTCATAGTGCTTGAGTTCACGGTAATCTTTTCTAAGTCTTTCGAGTTGAGAAACCATATAAGAAGTCCTTTTTTGTTACCATGATAAATTATTCAGAAGAAATCAAATTGGGAAAAGCCTCCTGAACAATTGCAGCAGAAATGCCTTTGAAAGGCGTTTTGTCTTTCATCTGCAATACGATTTTAGCATCTTGAGGATGAATCGACTCAAGAAGCTGAATAAACATTCTCTCTACTTTAATCTTGCCCAGCTTTTTTACAGAGGCAGGACTGAAGTATTGAAAATCTTTCCATTTTTTATGAAGATTGGATGGAGCATTGTGATCGTCACAGGCCTCATATGGAGGGTCACCTTCGGGTAGTGGCAACTTAATCCTCGGGCTATAACAACCCTGGAGAATAGTCCTCAGTGCTACGGAGTCGTTCTGTTGTAGAATAGCAATCTTTTCTGCTTTTTTTCTAGTGGCTGCAACCTTCTCTAGAACTTCATATACATTCCAAGTAATTTTATTAACTGCCATTTTCATCTCTCTTCAAATGTTTCGCATTTATTCGACACTGAATAAACTCATTGTAGTAATCATCTCTTAACAATACATCATATTCAAATTGATATTTTGCCTCATAGTAAGAGCATTCACCTTTAGTTTTACAAAGTCTCAAAATCTCTCTGTAATATTTAGTTGCACCATGATCTTGACCATGCTCTTTCACTTCTTCTTGAAGCTGCTTGTTTGAGCCATAATATTTTCGCCAGTCTGATTCTTTAGTGACATACTTTGTTTTAGTGCCGCCCGATTTAGTTTTCACTTTTGTTTTTCTGCGACTCCAGAATAACTTTTTACCAATATATTTTTTGTTTGTGTCAAGGTCTTGAATTCGATATACAAACCCAACATATTCTTCAGGCGCTGTTTCAGGATCATACACTTTAAATTCATGATACCACATCGTATAGCTCTTTCATTTTGTTTTCATAGTCATGTTTATCTATAAGTTTGCTAAAATGTGATAGATGCTCTTCTGTTAGAAAATCTCTATATCTTGAGGCACCTCCATGAAACTTTTTTTCTAGCTTATATTTATCAAAAAATTCTTTATTCTCGCTCTTTTGCACTAGCTTTTCTAAAGTATTATCGTGCCACACTTTTTCTATTTTACTTCTATTGACATGAGGCACAATTTTATGAAACTCATTTATTCCATTTTTACCAATCAAATCTTCATAACGTAATAAAATAAAATCACTAGCCACTACATATTTTAATGCCGATATATGATGTATCAAAATATCTTCAAAAAGATTTACATATAAATCCAGAGTTTTACCATTGCTTAAATATTGCTTATGTTTTCTGGTATTACCGTAGACAAATTCATCTAATCTCACTCTGGCTAATTCAACTAGTGGATGGGTTTTATATTTCCATTTACTAGAACTTTTTTGATACTGAGAAATGAATGTATCGTATGGATTCCTTATCAAGTAGACAAATGGAGTTGCACACAACATCTGCTGACTTGGAGTGTAGATTCCTTCTGCTCTTCGGCCATGATCTATGAGACTATCAACCTCAAGATCGTCTAACATAATTTTTAACCAAGTTCTTCCTGAACTTGGAAAAGAATAAATTCCAATCATAAAAAAATAGCCCCAGAAATGAATCTGAGGCTATTTATTAATTATATACAGAGGCAACCAGCATCATGCTCTGATCTATGATCATCATCAATAGGATCACCACAAACAGGACAATAACTAGGTGGCTCATCATGTGGCATATGGACTACTGTTTCTGCCTCACAATGAGGACATTCAACTTTATAATTCATAAATTCTCCTTAGAAGTCAATTTCACATGCTCCTCCAGCGCAAGCGGCTGCGCCAAGAGTATCAACATCAGTGTATTTCTTTTCAGATAATTCAGAAATCCAATCAATCTGCTGATAAGAGCGTTCGATCTTCTGCCATTTATGAATCAAGTGAGCATCTTTCAGACAATGTTCGGTTTTCTTTTTATCACCTTCAAGATATTTATTAGAGAAGGATTCAAAGCGCCGCACCCAGTCTTTTTTCAATGTGTTCTTAGAACTTTCAGCAGAGATATCTTCACCAAAGCCTTGTGCTGTAGAACAAGCTGACCAAAGATCATCAAAGGCAGCAAGACCATCAACAACAAGACCAGATGCTAGTACAGCAGCCACTCCATATTTTTCAACCATCTTTTCAGCGTCGATAACTTCAGTATTCGGCGCCTGATTAAAATCTTTATCACCAGAAGTAGACAAGAAAGAAATACCAGCAAAGTTATCCCTATTGCTATAAACATATTCAGCAACATCGTCCCAGTCCTCTACCAGAATTGTGTTTGATACGTTATGAGATACAGTTGGATCAGCACACAAGTCTTTGTTCTTACCTGTATTTACCCAGTGCTTCTGTGCTTTTGCAACTAGATCAAGGTGGTCAGTACCAATAAGCTTATCTTTCAGAATAGAGCCTTGCTTAGGCGTAATAGGGAATGATACTACCCAATCAGTGCCATTAGCGGACCACACAGAGTCTTCTACCATCTCAGGATTAGTTTTTGCAATAACTTGTGCTACTTCGGACTCTTTGTTCAGTTGAACATTGCGAATATATCTTTCAGAATGTTCAGCGTGGATTCCACTTGCTGTGCCCAAGAGGACAGAAGCATTGCCACTAGGCTTAACACAAGTAGTCCGAGCAGCAGGATTGATACCGATAAGAGCAGCAAGTCGAGCATTAGTCTCTTTAACAATCTTGGCACCTTTTTCCAAAATCTTTTCATCAAACAAAATCTCCGGGTTGTTCATCCATCCAGTGATAGATACACCAAGAAGTGCTTCACGATCAAAAATTGCCTTTGTAGTATCAGGAAGGAATTTGAAGTCTGTGTATCCTGCTTGCAGTGTGCCAAGAATAGATGCTGCTTCACATGCTTTGTAGAATGACTCTTCATCTACACACTTGCCACCGTTAATCTCTGTCAGATTACAGCCCTGCCAACCAGACTGGTCATCAATCTGTGGGAACATACCAATCTCAACACAAGGATTAGTAGTATGCTCTGTGGACTCTACAAATACAAAACCTGGCTCACCAAACTGTTTGATGCTATCCATGATATTCATAAACTGTTCTTTGGTTGTTTCTTTACGAACAATCACAGCAGAGTTATTAGAACGAGCCCGTTGTGGATTATCATTAAACCAGTTACCAGTCTTTGCGTTCATCATTTCTGTATCATCTGGCGAAAACAGACAGATAGTAGCAGAACGTCTCACACCGCCAGAAAGAACAGCATCAGCACAGTGCATAGCAATGTCATAGACCTGAATAGGGCGCAGTTGTACCGGATCAGGGTTACCAAGGATATGACCTTGAATAAGATACTCGATCCGATCAAGCGCTTGACGCAGACCATCAGGGCCAGGTGCTTTAAAGCCACCAGAAATCTTTGCACCCTTTGGACGAATGTTTGTCATGTCAAAAAATACACGACGACCTTCAAACTCAGGGTATTTGCCACCACCTACAAAGTAAGATGACATGAGTACATCAAGAGCAGAAGCCCAGCCTTCAATAGAGTCTTCTACGACATAGCCCTTGGCCTGTTTTTTCCGCTCTTGGACAGCTGGTAATTTATTTACATGATGATGCTGAACAGAAAACCCTGCACCTGCTCCACACAGCAGGATATAGAAGTATTCACCAAAAAACTCAGCACGATCTACATAAGAAGATGTACAGTTATACATTTTCATTTGATGCTTCAGAAGTTGATCACCACCAAACTGCAAAGCCCGCTGTGCGCCAAGTACACGCTTTTCTTTATATGCAGTAGTCGCTGTTGCCATTTCATTAACAAGCTCAGTGGACATTTTATCTTTATAATAATCTTTATGCATAGCCATGACACGATCAACAGATTCGTCCCAACTTTCATAGCGATTTTCATCATCAATATATCGGGAATAAGCTTCGTAAAATTTAGTTTGAGACAAAAAATCTCTCATGTCTAGACTATTGGTCATAGAACGCACCTCTTAATTTGTATGGATTTTTAGGATAAGTGTATTACTTATACTAACTCATTTTTTGAGATAGTGCAATAATTATTTTGATTTTTCTATAGCTCTAGAGCCAAACCAAAATGAAATAATTGCAGCAAAAATTGCCTGAGATTGTTCATCCCAGATAACATCAGAGATAGCGGCCATGTCTTGACCACTTCTCATTGCTTCCATAACTAATACTGTTTTATAGAAAAGAAAGAAACCAAAAAAGCAGTATGTGATAATTGGTCGCACACCTTTTTTGAGACCTGCAAAGAATCCTGTTTCTTTTGAGATTGCAATATCATGTTCGATAAGGCGCTTATGCTCTTCATGAGCAGCCATGTCTTTCTGAAAATCAAATTCAGCATCTTGCATCTGCATTTTAATTTCAGCAGATGCTCGCATTTTATCTAGCTCATGTTTTTGATCTTGCTTCTTATTGATTGTTTCTAAAATCTTTGGAGCAAATGAAGTTCCGAAACCCAGTAAAGAACCAATAATAGCAAACATGACAGTTATCCTCTATGTTATGTTAAAGCATACGCTTATCTTTTTACCATCACAAGGATCAACTGAGTGCCATACTGTAGGATCAAATAAAATTAAATCGCCTTCTTGTACATTATTTAGCTCAAAGGCGTGTTCTCTATCATCTTTTTTAGAGTAGAAAATAGTAGTGTTTTCATTCTCAAGCTCTAGCAAGTAAATTCCTGATACTAATGCACCTGTGTGATCATGAGGTCCATGGTATCCATTACTATTATAATTTTGATGCCAAAACTCAAACTTTTTGGGAAATTTTGTGTATCTCATCTTAGATAGTAGATAATCACACTTTGGTTGCACAATATTTTTTGCAAATTCATCATAATTAATTTGGCTACTGTTTGTGTGAAAAGACGTACCAACTTTAGGGTCCCACATGTAGCCTCTTTGATGATATGAAGTCGCTACATTTTCATCTTGAGCATTTCGATTAATCCTTTTGAGATATTCTGGATCATCAATACCTTGATTGAAGAAATATGCTTTCCATTTTGAATGATCTTTTAAAGGCAGAACAAATATCCATTTTTCAATAAATCCAGTTAATTGGATTCCATTATGTAGAGAAAACATATTAGTCCTTTTTGCGTTTTAAAAATGCCTTGAATTTCATTGGTGTTGGAATTATAGCAACATCTGCTGTAGTTGTACCAGCTTCTTCTTCTTTAACTTTTTTCTTTTTCTTCTTTTTAGGATGGTGTGCTTCAGAGTATTGCTCAATCAACATACCAATTTCTTCTTTTGTATCGGTATTTAGATTCAACTCATTCAACGCAAAAGAGGGGTCAATGTTATAATGTTCTCTCAGAAGTGCTAATGCTGCTACATAAGATGCAATGCGTGTTTTACCAGCAGGAAATTTCTCAAGAAGTCTTTTCAGATTAAAAACAATTCTATGAAAAAGAGTGAATGCTTGTCTCTCATTTGAATTTTCAACTTGCTTATCTGTGCGCTCACCGTTCTCATCAATCAGCCCAAGTTTATACGCTTCGGTCTTATTGAAAGGTGTGACCAAAAGCTTTAAAAATCTGTATGTATAAACCGTATCTGTTACGATAGAAACGCTCATCAAATTTTCCTAAGTGCGGTAATTACAGTTGCATCCATTTCTATTCCAACTAAATCTGTAGCTTCAAGATATTTAAGCTTGACTAGAAATGGCTTAATGACTGGCCAATATTTAAGTTCTAGCTTAACTGCTAAAAGTTTTGTTGCAATTTCAATACCAAATACATTATAAAATACGATAATATGATTGATTAATAGTCTCTCAGAAAGTTCTTTTGTTTCGAGATATCTATTAATCAATCTTTTAATATACTTAATTCGATTCAAGTCATCATAAAATTCTTCAGTGCTTGAACACTGAGGGTTATTATAATGTTTAGCGGCAACGATTAGATAATTTTCTTCCGTTACTTCTACTTTTTCACTTAAAATTTCCATTCAATGGCAACTTTTAACCTTCGATTGCTTCAATCATTTTTGCTTTAGTGAGTGTAGGGTCTAACTCAATACCATGTACCTCAGCAGCATGTTCAACTAACTGTGCCTTGGTCATAGACCAGTGGTCAGGATGCTGCTGCACAGGATCAGCTTCGATCAAAGACTCTGCTTCAGGTGCAGCTTCTTCAATTACAGGATCAGCTTCAATAACAACTTCTGGCTCAGACACTTCAGATGCAGTGATAACAGGAGCATCCAGCTTGGCCATCATATATTCAGTTACTTCCCGATCACTATGCTTTCTAGAAATCAGCAGTTCACCTGTTCTAGGATGAACCCAACCTCTAGTCGTAGGCTTGGCATCTTTTGCCCATGCTGGTGGTTTTAACATATTATTAATCCTTTAGTTATTCGTTTTCATTTGTTGCAATGCTTTAGTGATACCATCAATAATATCACCTTTAATTGGATTGACAAAAGATGTGTCACCCGCTTTCTGATCACCAAGTCTACCTGGTGTACGCTTCAGTGAATTTTCAACTTCAGCTTTGTTCTTCAGATATTCTTGTTCGGCATCAAGTCCAACTTCCATGTTATGCTGATTTACAAAAGCTTCTTTGTCACCCATTGGAATATCAGGTGCACCAGTATTCATTTGCTTTTGATATGTATCAGTGGTAGCTTTGTCTGGGCCATGCTGTGCAGTAGCACCAGGAGCAGAAGCTTCATTGACAGACTCAGTAAAATGTGAATGTGCTACTGGAGTCTTCTTATTTGTGCCAGGCTTAGAGAGATGTACTGTATCACCCTGACGGTGAGCAGTTACCTTAGCGCCTGTCTCATCTTTAAAGCTTGTCTTCTGATTGTCACCAAGCTTCTTAATTGCGGACTGATGTTCAGGATGCAGTGGGAAAGAGTGAGATTTGCCGTGATGTACTGTCATCATACGACCCCACTTATAATCTTGCTTCTTTACAGATACAGATTCATCCATCTCTTCTTTGCCCATCAGAGCATCATGGTTCTTACGAGCGTATGCGTTTGCTTCTTCTTCGTTGTCAAATTCAGCAGCAACTTCACCATCTTTATCATAGACACAATACTTATCATCTTTCTTTTTGACGTGATCAGTAGGGTCCATTTCTTCAGCCATAGACTTCTTGATAGCCTTACGACGCTTGTGCAGATATTCATCAGAACTATCTACATCACCGTCATTGTCGATATCAGCATCAGCCTTACCTACAGGGTCAAGTTTTGCTTCAGATTTCTTTTTTGCTTTGTAGGACTTACCTTCAAATACAAAAGTATCAACACCTTCTGAAATAGCAGCAACAGTTGCTTCCATGAATGCTTCTACTTGCTCATCAGCAATAGACTCTGGCACCCATGCAGCACGTTCTGTTTTGGGGGTTGCCATTTCCATCAAGGCTTTATGCATAGATTTAACAGACATTTTTTTATTCCTTACTTATTGAACAGGTAGGTGATTAAGGTGCCGAAACCACCCACCACGCCTGTAATGATTATCCAACTGATTCTATTTATAATATTTACGGTTATCTGGTTCTTTTGAACCACTTTCTCCATTTCACCAACCTTTTCATAAAGATTGTAAATATCTTTTCTTAGAACTTTATGATCTTCTTCTTGATTTACCAGTCTTTCTTCCACTCTCGCCATTTGTACGAGAACTTCACTGAGCTTGTCAATCTTTTGTTCAATGCGATCCATGCGCTCTGCGTTAGTAGCCATTAGTTATCTACCTTCGAACCAGAGCGCCACTGATAACAAGACCAGTATCTAGCTTTCCATTTGGGACCTGGATTATCGCAGTTATGTCTTGCTCTAAAACTCTTTCGTCTAGCAGGATCATCACGTTTGATTTCCATATTGGGATCACCAAAGTTTACTTTGACAACATTGCCCTTTTCGTTCTTAACATATACAGAGAACTTCTTAGGTCCATCAGGTGTTCTGAATGGATCATTCAGTGTCACCTTTTTGCCCTGATATTCAGACTCTTCCAACATGGGTGGTTCATCTATGTAACAGCCAAATGATTTCATTTTATTTCCTCACTGGAGTTTTCTTAGAGCCCATTTGTGCCTGCGCTCTAGTTTGCTGCTTTTTTCTCAGTCCACTTTGCGCCAAAGTCTTTTTTGGAATAGGTGCTTTATTCTGAGGTGTAGATGGCTTGCTTTGAACAGGAGCAGAAGATGGCTTAGGCTTCACTGGAGTAGGCTTAGGAGATACTGGCTTAGGCTTTGCGCTTGTAATCTTTTTCGCTAGTTTACCTACGCCCTTTTTTACAACATCCACGCCTTTTTTAGCAGCGCCTACTGCTGCAACACTTGCTGCTGTATCGTATGAAGAAGTCCATGCTTCATTAGTCTGACCGGGAGTCATTTGTGCATATCTTTTAGCAAGTTCAGTCGTGCCCATTTCTAGATAGCCCAGCTTTTTTGCTTCTTTTTCTGCCAGCTTTTGCTTTCTAGTTTTAAGTCTTTTCATTGTTTCTCTAAATGTCTTTGAGCGAGCATCAATAGACACAGCTTCATCTACAGACTCTTCAGACATTACTTTTTTCAAAACAAGATTGTGAAACTCATCATCTGACTTTACAGGACTTTGGTTCTTCCGCATGATCTTTTGATACTCTGGACCACCCGTCATTTTCTTTTTCAGAGCATGAAACTTTTTCTTTTGAGCATCAGTCATCCGACTACCATAGTCAACAGACTCTTTGTACATATTCAGTTCATACTTGCCATTGTCCATACCATAGACTTGAACTTGAATTGCTTTCTTGCCACCTTTGTCAAGAAGACGATAAGAGTTTGTCTTACCCTTGGATGGCTTTCGTGGCCCCATCGCAACCTTCTTGTCAATCTCTTCGGGGTCAACATCTACACCAAGCTTTGCCTTGGCGTGCTTGTATGCGTGTTGCATAGCAGAAGAAAAGTCTTTATGGTAAAGGTCATAGCCAGTTGCAGACTTAGCTTCATCTACCTTTTGTGGTAGACCTTTGTGCTTAGTGCCAGCGAACTTTTCAAGTTCATTTGTAGACATAGACTTTGCTAAGTCTTTGACTGTATCAGAAACTTTATCCTCAGGAACGTCGCCCTTTTTATATGCAAGGGCTAATCCCATTAGTTTCTGCTGCTGCTTGGACACAGCTTTTTCTTGTAGCTGTCTAAAGGTAATCATGGTAGATTCGATGGCTCCATTTGATTAAGAAAACACTATGTTTATTTATTATTATAAAGATTTAAGCATTTCAATATTATCAAAGGCTATTTTTTTATAGTGGTTTAAATTATCTAAATTACAAATATCGTCTACAGTGTCATTGTACCATAACGCTTCATAAGAATATATTTCAGTATGCCCTTTTTTTATCTTCTTATTATTTTTCTTTACATCTGACATTGTATCTGGATATAACTTATTGTTTAATCCAACTATAGAGATATTGGGCTTTCTCAGCAACACACTTAGCGCATGAAATGCTCCTGCATATCCTACAGTAAATTCAGAAGTACAAATATGATAATAAACTTCTCTGATAGGAAGACGATAGCTTAATTCAATAACTTCATAGTATTGATTTAGAAATTCTCTAATTCTAATCCAGTCATCATATGTCTGATGTCGCCAGTTATTATGAATTAACTCACCGCCGCTGGCATCTGTACTTGTGAAGTTTTTATCCAAGCCCCAAAAACAAATTTTATTCTTTTTTGTTTTGTGTGGATTGTATAGCTTAACAAAGGATTTTTTATTTTCATACAGATACTTCAAATCATCTATTACAACAAACTCTTTGCTATCATTAATTATATGTTTAAAATTAATTTTTGTTTCTGTAACAACTCTTTCATGTAAGTAATTGAATACATCAATAGAAGTTTCTTCATCCTCAAAATGTTCAGGAACAACACTGTCTGTTTTGTAATGATTCCAATACAGATTACATTTTAAATCATCAATTGATAATAGATTAGCATAATCATGGAGTAAGTTTATTCCTCTGTAAAGCAGATTACCAAGCCCACAATTATGCCTGGTTAGAGGAATATTAATTACTTCTTCGTTTTCGCCCATAAATCTTTGTCAGCAGTTCTTCTTGTTTTGCCACCAGTAATAAATGAATTCACTCTAGCAAATGCCCACTGCTGAGGAGTTGTGCCTGGTCTATGCCCAGTTCTCCATGCGGCCATGCCACGATTATAAACTTGCTTTAGAATGCTATAAGAAATACCAGACTTCTCTGCTTTCTTTACAAGACCTTCGATCTTGGACTCTTCAATGCTTTCGCCTCGTGCATTCTTAAAGTCTTGTGCAGTCGGTGCACCTTTTGATCCAGGCTTGCGCATTGGTCGACCTTCTTTGCGCTTCTTATTGATGTTAGCCCAAAGACCATTGCCTTCATTCTTTGGCTTTTCACCACGTTCTTTTTTAGAAATTGCAATAGCTGCTTGCTGTGCAGGAGATACAGCTTCACCATACATCTGCTTAAATTTCTTTGTGTGCTTTGAAGGTTTAGTTTTACCTTCTTTATCACCTGGAGCAGGAGTATATGCAGCAGGATTATCATCATCCATCTTTGCACCTTTTTTAAAGTGCGTATCTCTTGCTGCTTTAGTAGACTTTGCTAAACCAGAAAAATACTTCTTTGGCTGTGTTCCTGGCTTATCTTTTACATCAGGGTCTTGTGCAACTTTCTGTTCATACTGAATTACTTTGTTAGGAGTTTTGAAATTCTTTTTTCTCATGATTGTTTTAAATCTCACTTCGAAATCATCTCCCTTGTCTTTCAGTACAGCAGGAATGTTCAAGTCTCTCTCAACATCCTTGAGAACAGCCTGCATATCACCTACTGATTTGATCTTGTTGCCTTTTGCTTTATGAATCTTCTTAAAGAACTTTTGTAATTCAGCAACTTTAATTTCAGGATTATTTCTAGCGTCGTTTACTCTGTCAACAAAGTGTCTGGTAAACTCAATATCAATACTGTACTTTGCAAGTAACTTATCAGCAAATCTTTCTAAGTCATTGATTTGAGACTGTGATACTTTTTCTTCTAGTGGTTCTACATCAGTCAACCACTTGCGCTTTTTTCTGCCATCCATCTCAACAATAACATAGTTAGAGCCACAATGAGTAATTGTACCAACTTCATCAGATTCTTTTATAATAACTTGCTGACCGGCATAGAATAATTCACCACTGACATACTCTTCACGTCTATCAGAAACAGGCTCTAATTCAACATGTCTAGTAAATTTTAAACTCTCATCTAAGTTTAATCCTTTACGGACAGCGTTAAATAATTCTTTTGCTAATGAATTAGATACTGTCTCAGGAAGATTTTGTGCGAACGCACCAAAGTCATTACTTCTAGCGCTTTCTAATTGTGTAGATTCATTGATAGAGTTTTGATGCTCTTGATTAATTCTATAGAATTTATAATAGCCATGATTACCTTCTACACCATTATTCTGCTCAAGTAACCTCATCTGTGCATCATCACAGAAAACTACAAGATTTTTATATCCCTGATTGTACATGTATGCAGCAGACTCTAAGAAATTAGTCACTGATGTATCTAAAATAATATTGCGAGCATGTCTAGGAAAGACTTTACGCATAAATTTGATTTTAGAATGATAGTTCAGTGGATTGTTCTTAGACTCTACAATCTGAGATGCAAAAATTTTATAGTCTTTGCCAAACTTTGCTGCTTCATCCATAAGTGTTTGATGTGCAATCGAAGGTGGATTGAACTCATCAAATACAAGATAGCCAATAGAGTTTTGATCGTTTACATATGTTTTAAAAGTATTAATCATTTATTTACTTCTTCTTGATACATCGAGTCTTCTTTTACTTGGCAGTAGTCTCTTTGAAATTACACCAACTGCTCTCTTTTTAGTATCTAGTCTTTTTTCAACTCTAGCTTTTTGAGCAACACTCATGCCAGATTTTGTTTTGCCACCATAATACCTTTTGGTCAAAACATCTCTAGCAGACTTTCTACCTCTGCGCTTCAGTCTATCTAAAGACGCAGTGCGTTTCATTGCAATTTTTCTTTGACGTTGAAGCTTTTGCTTACGTCTGCGCATATCAATAGATTTCTTACGTCTTGCCTGAAAAGACAAAACCTCAGAAACGGGTAAAGACTTCCCCTCACTAGAAGAGGAAGCCTCGGCTAAAGCGAAGAGGAAGTCTTTAAACCCAATCATATTAGAACTTAAAGCCTACGCCAACTTTCAGGCCATCAGCAGTAGTAGTCCAGTCGTTAATGGTGGCATCGTCACCATCATCAACCACATCTACAGACCAGCCATAGCTGATAGATACCGATGCATGACTGTTCAAGTCATGTTCATAGCCTACGCCGTAAGATGCACCACCCCAGCCAAGGTCGATTTCGCCAGCAGAAGCAACGCCCATAGAAGCGCCAACCCATGCAAACTCACCGCCAATAATGCCAGGAGATACTGTCAATTCTGGATCAACAGTAAGGTCGCCCCAAGTGTTGCCATCGCCACGACCGATCAGGTCAGCACCATTAGTAGCACCCCAAGCATAGTTTACACTTGTGTCCAAAGACGCAAAGCCAAGATCGAGGCCTGTACCCAGACCTACGGAATAATCATCAGCAGCGTTATCGCCACGATCATTCAGCGTAAAGCCTGCGTCTACACCGAAACCAGCAATACCCAACTCTGCACCAACTGTCCAGTCTGCGTTACCTTCCAGGTCTGTGGAAACACCTACTGTTGCGTTGGACATAAGCGGGGATTCACCGGCATCTTGAGCAACTGCTGGTACTGCTACAGACATAGCCACAATTGCGGAAATAAGATATTTCATCTATAAAGTTCCTCTGTTATTTACTCCAACCCGTTTTTGTTTTTGTTGGGTCAAAGCTGTTAGTTGATAGAATTAGAAAATTCTAATTCGATAGTTATTTATAAGTATTTCGCCTGTTACTCTTGTGAGTAATTAGCCATAAGTCAAAAGTCAACTTATGCGCTTTAATCCAATCCAAGGCTCTTTTAGGATTGAATATTAGATTTTTTAGAAAATATGTCATGTGGTGATGTTTTCCCAATCAACATTTTTAGGTACATATGACTTAATTTTAGCTAACATTTGCTTATCTAGCTTATCAACACCTGTAGGTGCTTTGCCGGCACGTTTGACATAGACGTAATCAGCATCTTTTACATACTGACCACCTCTGCCAGATTTAACAAGCTCAGAATCAACTTTCACTTTATTGAAAGCAAATACAATCTCACCGTCCATGTAACGCTTCAAGCCAGCGCCCATACGAACAATATCATTCATGGTCTGAGAAACACCCCTATGAGTGTTAATCAAAATTTCTGTAGGAACTGTGCGATCACGTTTACGGTTTTGATCTAATGCCACTTCAATGTCATTAACAACCCAGACGATATGCACATTCTTTTTAGGATAACCCAAAGCATCTACTTGGCGAGTTAGCTTTTCAAGCTTACGCAAGTCTTTTAGAGTTACATCAAAAACAATATTAGGCTTTCTGTCAGGATCAGCAGAAAGTACAGATGCAAAGAAAGCTGCTCTTCGACGGTCAGGCAAACCTAAAGCATCACCAATAATTTCATGTAGTTTAGATACATTATCGGGGTCTTTTAATTTGCTTGCCAAATCTTTTAGATCAACACCAAATTCATCTTTAACACGTTTATTGATTACACTGGACTTAGCAGCTAACTGCTTTAACTCATCAACATCAAATACTTTACCTTCTATCCCAACAAGATTAGAAAGCACAAAGCCTTTACCAGAACCAGCACCGCCAGCCATGATTACAACATTACCAAATTTAGGATATGCTTTACCACCAAAAGTAATGAGTTTTTCTAATAAAACTTCTGCTTCTTCATGCAGTGCTTGTTCGGTGAAGTGCTTAAAAGATTTCATTTTAGCCTCATTGAATTAATTCTAAAACTATTTATACAATGTAAAAAGGGAACATTATCGTCCCCTTTTAATCCACACTTCTTTATGTCCGTTTTTATTTTTAATCTGCACCTCAAGTAAATCTTTGCCTTTAGACTTCAAATAATATTGCACTTGATCTAAAAGTCTGATTGCAAAAGTTGCAGTTTCATCACCAGCAACAAATGTCATAGCTCTACAGTAACTCACCTGTGCGTCCAGCATCAACATCTAAGTCAATGTCAGAATTAAAGTAATAATCCCAAAAGAGATTACATGCCATTTCCCGACCTTGTTTGGTGTTCATCATTTCACCCCACCTGCAACCATGTCGCTGTGATATCACCTGTGATGCTCGCCATAGAATTCTATTTTCCATAGCAGTGATGTAGTCGGGACCATATGCGGCTTGAACATCTTCTGGTTTAACACCATCTGCTTCTAGCATTTGTTTAAAACCTTCGCTGTACCAAGTCTCAGGGTCATCCCAATCAGGTTCTTGATAATCACTCATAGTGATGCTCCTACAATAATGAAACCAAGTGCTACTGCCATACAAAACAAAAACATTGTCTTTGGCACCCAAGGATACTTATCTTTCTTTTCTTCCTGCATTACGCAATCTCCATTTCTGTAATACGATAGCTCTTTTTCCAACTCTTCATCAGAGTTTCAGCAGATATATCACCATCACTGGATTCATCCAACATTTCTGCAATATTATCAAACTGTTCAATTAGATACTCTTCTGCTTCGGACAAAGTGGAAAGAGTTTTCAACTCAAGCCACTTGTCAGTGCTAGTAAGGTAGAACTCGATAATATAGTGAATCATTTCCATTTCCTACATGCTTGTTTGGAAGCTTTACGCTTTTTGTTGGCTACCACCTTTTTCTGGTAGTAGCCTTTGCGGAGTTGTGCTGCGATGGGATTACGCATTTTTCAATACACTGTACAGCACCTTATCGTGCCACTCTGGGTCAGCGTCTTTGAGAATGCCGAGAGGAGTACCACCCTCTTTCATCAGTTGGGCATACTGTTCTACACTGAACAACTGCATGATCTTCTTCATCACTTTGGCTTTGGTGAAAGGACCACCATGCTTGAACCGAGCAATGAAGAGTGGCTTCTGGGTGCCAACACGGCTCGGGTGAACGTTTGGTGCATCTTCGTAGTACTCGGCAGTCTCGTAGGGACCGTGGTAGTGAAGGTAGCCACCGAAGTATTCAAACTGGGTCTTGTCAAAAGCAGTCATGTCTTTCTCTCTTTCATCAACTTACATAATTAATATAGAGACTAAAAAAGGGTGCGTCAACACCCTCTATTCATCTTTTTTATATTTTTTTGACCACGCCTCTTCAAAACCAATATCATTGGCCTCATGATTGTACCAGACTCTTTTAGTATAGCTGCGTACCATATTCTCAACATTTTCATCTGACCAGTCATCAGGCAACAAGTACCCTTTGACTGACCAGAATAGACGTGCAGCTTCCTTTCTATCCATGCTACGCCAATTTTAAATCATCGACTTCAGATGATTCTCTAGAATCCCAGACCTCAATAAACTCAAGAGAGTCTGGTCCATGCTCGGCAATTTCTCGCCAAGCAGAGTCCATTGTATTTACTTGAATAAAGTCCGAAGAATCCTCAAACTTAATAAAGATCAGATTTTGATCCTGCATGTCAACACGTTCAATCATAGTAAATCTCCTTACGCAGCCATATCATAACTGGGGTAGTCTTCGCCGAAGATAGTCTCAGCAGGAACTCCAGCATGATACTGCTTCATAGCATCATCTAGAGGCTTGAAGTTAGGAGTGCTGGTGTAGTAGGTGCCTACATACCACTTCTCTTTAACAGTACACCAGACATAGAGATATTCTTCACCGCAGTTAGGGATGAAGACTTCTGTTGCATCCTTCATCTCAACTTCACCATCCTGCTCTTTGTAAACATTCTTCTCATCAGTAGCAGTCTCTTCTACAGTCTCTTTCAGACTGGACATGTCGCCCAGAGCTACAAGGTCAAGAATAGTGTCAGTGTCATTGTACACAGCGTTCAAAGTCTGACCTACACCCCAGAGACCACCATCCCAGTGGCAGTATGCGGAAGCAAAAGTCTTCCAGTCAGAGGTAATCATAATATTAGCACGGGTAGCCATCTGGCAATTCCTTTCTCAAGGGGTTCAATCAACTTACATGATTAATATAAACACTCTTAGGATAGTGTCAACCAAAAAGATTAATGATTCGGTGATTTTTTCCACGATAAACATCAAAGTGTGCAGGTATCGTAGTTTTCTCTTTCATATCTAATACAGGCACAACCACTGGTATACGATCAGTGGTTTTAAACCCGTCTCTTTCAAAGAACCATTCTCCAAATGTTTCGTCATATCCTAAAAATTTGTTATAGAGTGTGGTCATTGGTCCATATTCTATCTTATTGGATTTTAGATATGAGATAAATCTTTTGCAAAAATCAGGAGTATAGAATATCGCAACTGTTCCATGACAAGCAAGCATTTTCATATTTATGTGATCTTCAAGATACACCATGTCGGGATAATCTAGATATGCATCATGCTCTATGATTAAATGAGGAACAGTATCATTTGCACAATCTTCCCAACATTTTATTTTTGTTGTAAAGCTGGCATATTCTTCTGGTGATCTTATAAAAGTGTCATCTGACCAAGAGTATGAATTATATGTCTCATCATCATAAAGAGTTTGTGGAGTTATAGCATCAACTAACTCCACATCAAAGTCGGACCAAGAAGGGAGACAGTAAGCAGCATACGCCTCTGAAAGTCTGTCTCCCTTAATTCGAATCATTCTAACTCGAAAGTTGCTCATGCCATTTCTTCAAGAAAGGTAGATGATTTTTAAGAATATCTGCACACATAAAAGCAACTTCTCTGTGTTCTTTCTGCGTACCGTTACCACACCGCAACTCACAATAATGCATCCATGAACGAATATTGCCCTTCATATACATACGAGACTGCATGTTGCCCTCTGGCAGTACGGCACGTGCCTGTTCCTTGGCAATACCATTCTCAATAGCCCACTTGTAGGCAAGATTTGCTTCATGCACAATCTGCTTTTGCTTTGCTTCCCATGCCCACTTCAGTTCATCATCATCTGTTTCAATAGAGTTTTGGCGATTCTTAGTGTCCTGTAGTCGTGCTTCACGCATATACACAGCAAGGTCTTTAGTTGGGTCAGCATACCGTTGGCTAAACTCTTGGAATGAAAACGAACGGTGCCGCAGAATTTGCCGTGCAATATCCCGTGTTGTATTAATTTCAAGAATCATGTCAACCATTTCAAACGGAGACCAGTGCTTGTTATCAATCAAGTATTTCAAAAGTTTGTCAATTGTATCAAAGTTATGCTGATTGCTTGGATTAGAAATTCTAGCACAATACCCGATAATGTCTTGAGCAGACATTTTCTTGCCACTGCCATCCTGATAGGCATTAACCAGTGAGGAAGTAATTGCTACAGGAATTACGGTTTGATTCATATCTTAAAGTCCTTAAATTTATCGCCAGAAGGGGTTTTATCGAATACAGGAATACCATCATCAATGAGAGTCTGATCGGTTGCTTCAACGTCATATAGTCTCATCTTTGATCTATCTATACCCACTACAAATCGCTTGTACTTACTAGGATCATTGTAGCGGTTCTTTAGCTGCTTGACCATAATCTGACCAGACTGATCAAGTTCTTCATTAGATACAAGAGCAAACATTAGGTCAGCAGTAGCAGGTAGACCAAATGACTCAGACGTATCTTCAAGACCAGGATCAGAGTTGCCATAGCCAGAGCGAGTAGTTTGTGTGGCACTCATAACAGGAACATCAAACTCAACAGCAAGACCACGCAGTTCCTCTGCAATTGCTTTGATGTAAGTGTAGGAGTTGATAGCGCCACCCATAGACTTCATGCGAGATGATGCACAAATGTTCAGATAGTCAATAAAGATAATGTCTGGAGTAAAAGACCGCTTGAGACGTAACTCTTTTAGCAACGCTCTAAAGTGGCCAACATGAGCAGAGCCAGTTGGATACTCTTTAACAATTAGTTTACCGACAGTCTTCTTTGCAAGACTATTAATTTTCTCAGAGAACATAGTCTTCGGTAGCTTATCTAGCTGGTCAATGGGAATGTCCAGTAGATTAGCATCAATACGCTCTGCAATACGCTCTTCTGCCATCTCCATAGTGATGTACAGAACATTCTTGCCTTGTAGTAGCGCACTAGCACCAACATGACACATAAACAGAGACTTGCCTACACCTGTACCAGCAAGTGCAATGTTCAGTGTCTTGTCAGGCAGACCACCTTTGGTAATCTTATTGAAGTTCTCAATATCAAAAGGCAGCTTTTCTTCTACACGATTATAAAAGTCAAATCGCTGCTCGGCATTATCAATGTAATCGTGTCCGATATTTACATCAAATGCAACACCCAGAGCCTCAGAGAGAATATCTGGAATTGCATTCTTTGTCATCTTCTCATGTTTACCATCAAGAATATTAATAGATTCCATGATAGCAATATGAAGGGCACGTTCTTGACACCACTTCTCAGTTTTCTCAATAAGAAAGTCTTTGTCAATATCTACAGGTGCAAAAATCTCTGGAAGCAATGCAGAGACTTCTGTGAACATATCATCTGAGATTTTCTCATTCTGTTCAAGGTCAATACGAAATGCTTCCAGAGTAGGTAGTGTATTATGTTTTTCAACATAGCCAGCAACTTGCCTGAAGATAACTTTTAGTGAACCTTCAAAGTAGTTTGGCTTTAGAAAAGGTACAACTTGTCGAAGATAATCTTCATTCGTCAAGAGTGATCGTAGGATAGTCTTGTTTAGATTCTCGCTCATTTATTTGCGCAGTCCCATCTTGAAGTCCATTCTGAATTGCAACCATTAACACATCACCGAGATATTGACCCAAATCATTTTCATCAATATCTTCTGGGACGTTTGTTGCCTCTAGTATAGTAAATCCAAATTCTAATGTCAAATCATCAGGTTCAATAGATTTTGTATCTGGAGCAAGCTTGATGTTATCATATCTGCTAACAATACCTTTGTACTTACCCGTCAATAGTTGAATTGCCCAGCCAGGCTCTTCATGAATTCCTACAAAATCATAATCTACATCTTGTACAATTTCTTTTTGTAAATCATCAATCTTCGATTTCATCTGCACTCACCACTTCAATGTTAGAACTACCACCAGTCTTAAAAATAGATTCTACAAATTCTTTGAACTTGTCGTTGGAAATAATTTTATCCCAAATATCTGCGTTCAAATCTTTTGCTCTCATTTTTGATTCTGAGATTTCTCCTGTTTCGGGATCAACCAGCGAATACCAGCCTTGAGACGGCTTAACAATAAACTTTCCCGCAAGAGCAACGTCAAGTAAGCCAGAATACTTATCGACGCCGCCTTCCCAAGTAACCGAGATAGGAACGATGGATTTTTCACGGACATATCTAGATTTCTCCACATTGATTACAAAATCATATCCAACGATAGCGGTACCTTCTTTAGTTTGCCGACGACCCAGAACCCAAATATCATCTGCCGCATAGTACAGACCTGTGCCACCCGATACAACTTTTTTAGAATAGATTTCTTGCGTATCGTAAGTATGAGCGATACCGATAAACGGAATATCTTTCATATTTAGATGAGGGTTAACCATACGAAATACTGATTTAAGTACTTTTGCTCGGGTCATATCTTGTGTAGACTTTTCTGCTAGTGCATCATCAACTTCTTTCTTTGATGCTAACTGACCAATAGAATCTACAACAATGATTACCTTATCGCCTTTCTCAAGACTCTGAAGCTGGGACATCATATCAAACTTCAATTCTTCAAGATCAGTGATAGGAGTATGAAGCACTCGCTCCATATCAATATCCATCATTTCAAAATATGACTGAGGTGAGCCAAACTCACTGTCATAAAAAAGCATAGCTGCTTCTGGATGCTTTTTCATATATGCAGATGCAAGTTTAAGAGCAAAGTTAGTTTTAAAGTGTTTAGATGGACCAGCGAGAATGGTAACGCCAGGAGAAAGACCACCGTCTACAGAACCAGACAATGCAGCATTCAGCATTGGCACATCAGTTGCCGCTTGATCTTTTTTACCATAATATTTTGATTGAGTAATAACTTCAGAATCCAGTTTAGAATTCTTTTT